GACCTGCAGCGGGCGGGCATCCCGTGCCGCGCCTACAATCCGGGGCGTGCCGACAAGGTCCAGCGGCTGCACCTAGTGGCCAACATCATCGCGCACGGGCTGGTCTACGTGCCCGAGTCCACGCTGCACCGGGGCCAACCGCGCGACTGGGCCGAGGTGCTGGTAAGCCAGATCTGCTCGTTCCCGGAGGCCGAGCGGGACGACCTGACCGACACGACGTCGCAAGCACTGCGACTGCTGCGCGACATGGGCTTCCTGCTGGTGGACCCAGTCGCACCCGACACAGACTACGTGGATGAAGAGTACCGAACCCAACGGGAGAACCCATATGCCCAATGACGAAGAAATACCCGGTTATGGCTACACCGGCATCGACCCGACCGACTTGGCACTATTCGGCGGCTTGCGCGCGTCGCTTCCTATCTCGGCGCTGCTCTACTCGAAAGAGGCCAACGCGGGCACAGACTACGAGCGTTTCGCGCAGCAGCGGGCGTACGAAATGGCGATGGCCGAGCGCCAGCGGGACGAGCAAATCCGCCGAGCGATAGCGCTGCGTGAGAAACAGCAGCTGGACGCACGCATCCCGGTGGCGGCGCAGAATTGGTACATCAACCGGAATTATGACCCGGCCACCGCGACCCGGCGGGTGGACTACGAGCGACCACCGGCGCGGAATTTTGGCTCACCCGGCACCGAAATGCGGGCTGCACCCCGCAGGTTCCAAAAGGGCGGGAGTGCTAAGAAGACGTTGCAGCAGATGATGGACGAGCTGCTCGTGCGCGGGGCCAAGACGGCGACGAAAGACACGCCCGACATCGGACGTCGCGCACTGTTCGGGCTGCGTCCCCAGCAGGATTTACCGCTGGCCAAAATCCACCCGGACATCGAGAAGGCGACCGAGTCGCGGCTCACTAAAGCGTTGAAAGACGCGCCGCAGGTGACCGAGAAATCGGTGGAGGTCAACCCGGCCACGGGCTCGATCAAGTCGACGCTGCAGTCAGTGGCTGGGACCCCGCTGAGCCGCCGCACGGTGCTCTCCGCTACCGCCGGTCAGGCGCTGCGGCACATGATCCCCGGGCTGGACGCCCTCGCGCCGGGAGTGAGTGATGTGGCGAAAGTGGCCGACACGGTGGTCAAGGCGGCTGCACCGGCTTTCACCATGGAAATGGTCCCCGCGCTGATCGGCGAAGCCATTCGCAAGGGAATGAGCGAGAAACAGGCGGTAGCCCATGTCCGGAGCCTAGTACCAGCAGCCGAAGACAAGTTCGAGCTAGACGACCTGTACCAGTTGTACAAGAACCCCGAGACGTTCAACGCCGAAGACGACTTACTACGACCCGGCGACGTGATGCGTGGTTATCTGGGCGGAGCGGAGGAAGCACCATTGATGAGCATGCGCCCCCAGATCCGCGAAATGAAGCAGCGAGCACCCGGCGTTTATGGTGATCTGAAGCAGTACTCGCGCGACATTTCTGGTTCTTCGATTGAGAATGCATTCGACAACGGCGTGATCCGGAGTGATGAGGAAGCCGAAATGTTCATGCGCAACGACCCGAAGTTCTGGGAAATGCTCCAGTCGCGTTAACATGTTAAAATCGCGCACCGCAAAGGACTGAAGAATGGCAACACTGTTACCACCCGAGCAAATGCAGCCGACGCCAGGGCCGGAAGACGAGCAGGGGATGATGTTCGACCTCGACGACCCGATGGCCGAGGTGGAAGAGCAGGAAGACGGGTCCGCCATCGTCCGGATGGACGAGTTCAAAGGGCCGACGGAGAACGAGGATTTCTACTCCAACATGGCCGAGCGCCAAATCCTGAGCATCGATCTGGACAACCTCGCGCTCAAGTACATCAAGCTGCTGGATAACGATAAAGAGGCGCGGGAAGAGCGGGACAAGAAATACGAAGAGGGACTGCGCCGCACCGGCATGGGCAATGACGCCCCCGGTGGCGCGAATTTCAATGGTGCATCCAAAGTCGTGCACCCGGTGCTGGCCGAGGCGTGCATCGATTTCGAGTCGCGGGCGATCAAGGAGCTGTTTCCCCCGGACGGCCCGGTGCGCACGCACATAGTGGGCGAGGTGGACGAAGAGGCAACGGCGCGGGCCGAGCGCAAACGCGATTTCATGAATTGGCAGCTCACGGAGCAGATCAAGGAGTTCCGGGACGAGCAGGAGCAGATGCTGACGCAGCTACCACTGGGCGGCTCGCAGTTCATGAAGATGTGGTACGACGAGAAGAAAAAGCGGCCCTGCGCCGAATTCGTCGCCATCGACAACATCCTGCTGCCATTCTCGGCGGTGAATTTCTACACCGCACAACGGGTGACCGAGGTGCAGGACATCACGCAGGAGACGTTCGAAGACCGGGTGGCCAGCGGACTGTACCGCGACATCGACATCATCAAAGCGTCGATGGAGCCCGAGATATCGAAAGCCGAGAAGGCGAATAACAAGATCGAGGGTCGCGAATTCCAAGAGAACGACGACGGAATACGCAAAGTCTACCACATCTACACGATGCTGGAGCTGGAAGACGACAAGGAGTCGGGCGGCGAACTCGCGCCCTACATCCTGATGATCGACGACCTTTCCACCGAAGTCGTGGGCCTGTACCGAAATTGGGAAGAGGGCGACGAGAGCATGGAGAAGCTCGATTGGCTGATCGAGTTCAAATTCATCCCGTGGCGCGGTGCCTACGCCATCGGTCTGCCACACCTGATCGGCGGTCTCGCTGCCGCCATCACCGGCGCATTGCGCGCACTGTTGGACACGGCGCACATCAACAACGCGGCGACGATGATCAAGCTGAAGGGGGCGAAAGTCTCCGGCCAGTCGCAGCAGGTGGACGTCACTCAGGTAACCGAGATCGAGGCGGGTCCGGGTATCGACGATATTCGGAAAATCGCGATGCCGATGCCATTCAACCCGCCGTCGCCGGTCCTGATGGAGCTGCTGGGGTTCCTGACCAACGCGGCCAAGGGTGTGGTGACCACAAGCGAGGAGAAAATCGCGGATGTGAACGCCAACGCGCCGGTCGGCACGACTCAGGCGCTGATCGAGCAGGGTGCTGCTGTGTTCTCCGCTATCCACGCCCGCCTTCACGATTCCCAGCGCCGGGTCTTGCTGGTCCTGCAACGTATCAACCGCTGGTATTTGGACGAGATGCGCAAGGGCGACATCGTCGCGGAACTGCCGATCAAGCGCGAGGACTTCAATCGCAATACCGACGTGATCCCGGTGAGCGATCCGCACATCTTCAGCGAAACGCAGCGGATGGCGCAGATACAGGCGGTGATGTCCTTCATGGACAAGTACCCCGACATGTTCGATCGTCGGGCAGTCATCCAGCGGGCGCTGAAGCAGATGAAGATTCCGAACCTCACCGAACTCATGCCTTCGGCGGTGGAGCCGAAAGAGCTGAACGCAGCGGAGGAGAACGCATCGATGGCGATTGGTCGCGCGGCATTCGCGTACCCCCATCAGAACCAGTTGGCGCACATCCAGACGCATTTGGACTTCGCGCTTGACCCGATGTTAGGCTCGAACCCTATTTTCGCCCCCATTTTCCTACCTCCTTGCATGGAGCACTTGAAGCAGCACATCATGCTCTGGTACATGGGCCACATGAACGGATATGTCGAGCAGTCGCTCGGCAAAAAGCCAGAGGATTACGACATCCCCGGAATCACGGGTGATATCGACAAGCTGTACGCGCTGGCGTCGCAGCATACCGACATGGATGTGAAACAGGCGTTCTCCCGTGTGATGCCCGCCATTCAGAAGCTCATGCAGACGCTGCAGCAGTTCGCGCAGAAGCCGCCGATGGACCCTGCGGACCAAGTGATACTGCAGACGTCCATGGCGGAGACCCAACGGCGGACGCAGAAAGATCAGATGGACGCGCAATACAACAAAGCGAAGCTCCAAGGCGATTTGCTGGACAAGAACCGGGCGCAGCAGATCAAGATCGCGATCAACGCCGCCGACAACCTTACCGAAGAACGGATCAAGACTGCAGAGCTGACGCATGACGCGGCGGCGCTTCAGCACGAGCAGGAAAAGACTGCAATGACCGCGCTGCAAGGCGCACAAGAAACCCTAGGAGTACCGTATGGCAACCAGTGATGCAGAGCAAAAGAGTGTGTACGTGCGTCAGCACAAGCGTATGGCGATGGGCGCGCCCATTACGGGCAGCTCGATGAGTGATTCGGGAAGCAGCGAAAGTAAATCGAAGCCCTCCAGCGAGTCTAAACCCCGCGTCGGCGCATTGATGCAAGCCAAAAAGAAATAATGAGAATCCTCGAAGACTTGATTGGTGCTATTGAGTCGAAAAAGGCGGGGATTCTGAAATCGCTAGTTAGTGGTCATGCCACTACCTTCGATACCTACCAGCGATTGGTAGGGCAGCACCAAGGGCTTGAAGAAGCTCTGGGTATTTTGAATGACCTTTTAAAGGAAAAAGATGACGACGACAGATAATCAGTCGGGTGCTTCGAATGAAGCGCAACTGCGGGAAGCATTTCCCGACATAGACCCCGGCGCAATTCCTGTAGGTGGCCGTATTCTCGTCCAGTGGCGAGCAGTGGCCGAACGTGTTTCACCGGGCGGTCTGATACTCCCCGAAGAGACAAAAGAGACGGAGAAATGGAACACGCAGGTCGCAAAAGTGATCTCCATGGGTTCCCTAGCTTTCAAGAAGCGCGACACACTCGAGCCGTGGCCGGAAGGCACTTGGATCGAAGTGGGAGACTACGTTCGAATGCCCAAATGGGGCGGCGACCGGTGGGAAGTACCTTTCAAGACCGGCAACGGCGAAGCTAAGGCACTTTTCAGTATCTTCAACGATCACGAGGTGATTGCAAAAGTCACTGGTGACCCCATGAAAGTGAAGGCATACCTATGAGCACTACCGAAAAAGTAGACTTGCAAATGCAAGAGGACGCGGACGGCTCCGCTGTGGTCTCTCTACCCCCCGGAGAATCCCCGAACGAGAGTCAGAACCGCCCAGAATCCAACGCCGAACCTCGTGACGATCACGAGGACGATGACGGAACCCCGGAAGATAACACGCCGCACGCCGACCCGGAGCGAGAGGCCATTCGACTGGCTCGACGCGAGGAGCGAGTACTCAAGAAAAAGCTCTCGAAGGCGCGAGCGACCGAGTCGACCCATCTAATCAACTCGCTGAAACGACAGAATGAGCAGATGGTCGAGCGACTGGCCGTGCTTGAGAAACGGACGGCTGGAGCGGATGTTGCGCGTTTGGACAAAGCCATCGAGGACTCTCACGTCCGGCTCCAATATGCGAAACACAAGATCAAAGAGGCTACCGAAATGGCCGACGGTGCGGCACTGGCCGACGCGCAGGAAGCGTGGTACGACGCCCGCCGCCAAGTCGAAGCTCTGGATGCTCTGAAGAAGAAGACCATCAACGACACCCCCGGACAATCCGTCCCCCGCTCTCCGGACCCCCGGCTCAAGAAGCACGCGGGAGATTGGATGTCGCGAAATTCGTGGTACGACCCCAACGGGGGCGACACGGACAGCCAGATCGCGGTGAAGATCGACGAGGCTCTTGTACGCGAAGGCTGGGACCCGACAAGCCAGGATTACTGGGAAGAGCTAGATAATAGATTGACAAAATACCTTCCTCACCATTATAATGGTGTATCTGGCGAAAGGTCGCCGGAAAGGAGACCCCGTTCCGTGGTTACAAGCTCAGGTCGTGAATCAGCACCGTCCGCTAGGCCGAATGAATTCCGCTTGTCTCCCGATCGCGTCAAAGCGATCAAAGAGGCTGGCAGGTGGGATGACCCGACCGAACGCAGCAAGATGATTCGCAAATATGCCGAGTATGACCGTAATTCACAGAACCGGAGTTAAACCATGAAAGACGACCGCCTTAAAAAAGATCTGACCGCTGGTGGACGCGAATCCCGCGCAATGCAGGATAGCCGTCGCAGTGCCGCCACGAACGAGTTAGCGACAGAACAGGAGCGTCGTAGGATGTTCCGGAACGAGTGGATTCAAGAATCCCTCCCCAAGCCCCCGGATATCCCGGGATACCATCTATGTTGGCTTTCCACCACCAACAGCTATGACCCTATCCATAAGCGTATTCGCATGGGATATGAGCCAGTGATGATCGAGGAAGTTCCAGGCTTTGAGAACTACAAAGTTAAAGCCGGTGAAATGACTGGATTTGTTGCGTGCAATGAAATGATACTGTACAAGATGCCTGACGACGTCTATCAGTCCATCATGGCCGAACTGCACCACTACGCTCCCCAAGAAGACGCGGACTCAATACGGCACAACATCGAATCTCAATCGCAACAGCGAGACAGTAACGGTAAGCGCCTAGGTCAAGTCGAAGGTGAAGGCATAGATTTGCTTGATATCACCATGCCCGTTCCGGTATTTACCTGACGGATTTTGAACTTGTTAATTGGAGAGATATATGTCTTCTACTAATCAACCGTTCGGTCTGGTTCCATCGTTCCATCCTACTGGTTTGGATCGCGCTGTTGCCTTGACTGACGGTATTCTTTCGGGGTACACCTCGAATATTCTGAAGGGTCAGCCCGTAGCTTTGAATAGCTCCGGTCAGATCATTATTGCTACCGCCGGAAGCGCCTATCAAGGCGCATTCGCTGGTTGCCAATGGACTGACACCACTGGCCGTTTCCGCGTGTCCAACTACTGGCCCGCGAACACTGCGTATATTACCGGTTCGTGCGTAGCTTATTACTACAGCGATCCTAATATCGTTTATGCCATCCAAGCTGATGGTTCTTTAGCTCAGACCTCCATTGGCGATCAAGCGAACTTCTCCAATATTACCGCTGGTTCTACGACCACCGGCTTGTCGGCTTGCACGATCTCCACTTCGTTGGTTGGCACTAGTGCCGTTGGTGACATGCGCATCATCGGATTGTATACCGGCGTGGATAACGCTTGGGGAGACGCGTACACCGTGGTTAACGTCCAAGTTAGCCGCAGCCAGTATGTTGCTACCATTAACGCTATTTAAGGAGACATAAAAAATGGCTGCTCCAATGAGAAGTACGGACTTTCGTTCGATTGTTGAACCGATCTTGAACGAATGCTTCGACGGCGTTTATGACCAACGTACCGACGAATGGTCGCGGGTTTTCCGCGAACAAAACGGTATTCCCCGCAACTACCACGAAGAGCCCGTCCTGTACGGATTCGGCGCTGCGCCTCAACTGCCCGACGGAACTCCGGTTTCGTACCAGCAGGGTGGCGTGCTCTTCCTCCAACGCTACGTGTACAATGTGTATGGCCTCGCCTTCGCATTAACCAAAGTGCTGGTTGAAGACGGCGACCATATCCGCATCGGTCAGGTCTATGCTCGTCACTTGGCTCAGTCTCTCATTGAGACCAAAGAGACCCTGTGCGCGAACATTCTGAATCGTGCTTTCAACAGCTCGTATGTCGGTGGTGATGGCGTCTCGCTCATCAACACTGCACACCCGCTGGCGATTGGTACGTTCAGTAACCAACTGTCCACCGCCGCGAACCTGTCGCAGACATCGCTTGAGCAGATGCTGATTCAGATCCGTCAAGCAGTGGATAACAACCAGAAGAAGATTCGTTTGGTGCCCAAGCAGTTGGTCGTTGCCCCCGGCAACGTCTTCCAAGCTGAAGTGCTGCTCAAATCCGTTCTGCGTGCTGGTACTGCCAATAACGACATCAACCCAGTGAAATCCATTGGTCTGATGGCTGAAGGCGCTACCGTCATGTCTCGTTTGACCAACCCCAACTCTTGGTGGATTCAGACCGACGCACCCGAGGGCATGAAGCTCATGATGCGCCGTAAGCTGGAGAAGACCATGGAAGGTGACTTCGAGACTGACTCCATGCGCTACAAGGCGACCGAGCGTTACATCCCCGGATGGACCGATCCTCGCGCTGTGTACGGTACTCCCGGACTGTAACGGGAACTGGCTTTCGGGGGTGAGCCGCTAATCACCCCCGACATTTATTAACATCGGTCAAACTTTTCAAGGAGCAGACCATGCCTCAATTCTCAGACGACCTCTTTCTAGGTCCGGCACAGACCTACATGGGTACTGGCCTTCGCAACTACTCCACTACCGCAACTGGCGGCAGCGGCGGCGTTTCCTCTTCCACCCTGACCGTGACCGCAGTGGGCTTCGGCGCACCAATCGTGGTCGGCATGTACGTTGACGGAACCAGCGTGACCGATGGAACCTATATCACTGCCTTTGGCACTGGTACTGGCGGTGCTGGCACTTATACGTTGAACCAAGCCATTAATGTGGCCAACACGACCGCGCTGACCTTGCACGGCAATACCCCGTTTGAGAATCCCGCCCCGATGGACTTGGGTATCGGTCCGCTGGGTCGCATCTACGTCTGGGACGTTGTTCCCCAAGCCAAAGTCGCCAACAACATCGCCACGGCTCAGTCGCCCACCAGCGCATTCACGCTGACTGCTGGCACCTCTGTGAAGGCTGTGACGCTGAACAACGGATCCGTTGGGTACGCGTTGGATGTGCCCCGCGCGCTCATCATCACCATCGGCACTGGAACCATTGCCAATCAAACCATCACCATCAGTGGCTACGACTACTACGGTCAGGCAATGAGTGAAGCGATCGCGACGGGAACCGTTCAGTCCACTACCAAAACCGGAAAGAAAGCGTTCTACATTGTTACCTCCATCACCACCACTGGTGCTGTGGGCGGAACAACCGCAGTAGGAACCACCGACATCCTCGGTATCCCTGTGCGCGTGACCAACGTGGCTTACGTTGCAAGCGTCAAGAGCAACAGCACGCTGGCGCAAGACGCTGGTACGTTCGTGGCCGCTGACACCAACACTGCTACCACAACCACTGGTGACGTTCGCGGCACCTACGTTCCTGCCACCGCGTCGGACGGCCTCGTTCGTACCGTGATGGGTATCCTGCTTCCCGCCATCGCAGTCGGCCCGAACGCTACCCGCGTTGGTGCTCTCGGCGTCACTCAAGCATAAGGAGTAAATCATGGGCCAATTTAAACCAATGGTGAAAATGGAGACCACCGAGCCTTCGGTGACCCTGCATCTCAAAAAAGGCGGATCAGCTTCCTTTGAGCGCATGATTAAAGAGGGTGTGCCGAAGATGGGCGACAAAAAGCCTGTTAAGAAGGCCGACGGCGGTATGATGGGTGCACTGTCTCGCTCGTCTCCGATGCTCAACATCCCTATGGGCAACCCCGGCGCTGCTCGCGCACTGGCCTCGAAGCGTATGGCTGGTCGCCGCCCCGCTACCCCTATGGGTCGTATGCCCATGAAAGAGGGCGGGGATGCAGATATGGCGCAGGATAAGGCCATGGTCAAGAAGGCGTTCAAGCAGCATGACGCGCAAGAGCACAAAGGTGGCGAAGGCACTAAACTGGCCTTGAAAAAGGGCGGCAAGCCGATGATGAAGGCAACTGGCGGCGTGGTTAAAGGCCAAGGCGGCTACAAAACCGGCGGCGTGGTCGACGGTCAAGGCGGCTACGCCACTGGCGGGGTCGTGAATGGTCAAGGCGGCTTCAAGAAGGGTGGTGCCGCAAAAAAGCCTTTTGCTACGGGGGGAAAAGTTGATTCTGGCGCTCCCGTATTGATGCCACAGGGCAGTAAGCCCAAACCCGGCCCAGTAGAGATCACCCAACTGGCCGGAACTTACAAACGCGGCGGCAAAGTTCGCTAACTGGATGGGGGCTTCGGCCCCCGTTCTCTTTGGAGATTTACATGGCTATCACGGCTACATCACAAACGATCTTCGATGGCGAGCGCATCGCGATCATGAAATTTTACGCGACGATGAGTGCGACCGAGAATGAAACGAACGTAGTCAAGGTCAACCCTTCCACTCTTGGAGCTTCCGCTGCGGGTGGTGCTTGCAACGGGGTGACGATTCTGAAAGTCACGGCGCTCACGCACGGGCTGGAAGTGCAGATGAACTGGGTCGCAACCGCGCCGGTAGTGATCGAGACAATTCCGCAGAATAGTCAGTACACGCAAGACTATACCAAATTCGGTGGTCTAACCAACAATGCTGGTACGGGTAAGACTGGCGGCATTTCTTTCACTACTTTGGATGGAAGCGCTGGCGACTCCTACACTGTGGTTCTGGAAATGCAAAAATCCTACGTTAATCCGGTGTCGTAATGCCCAGCAAATCAGCCGCTCAACACCGACTGATGATGGCCGCCGCCCACACCAAAGGTGGGTTCGGCGGTGTTCCACAAAAAGTAGGTAAGGAGTTTGCAAATGCTGACAAAGGTAAAAAATTCGCTAAAGGCGGCCCGAGCTTGGCTATCGGGCGTGGTGAGAAGCTTCCTGCCAAAGAAGGGGCGGGATTGACGGCTAAGGGTCGCGCGAAGTACAACCGGGAGACCGGGTCGAACTTGAAAGCCCCGCAGCCGCAAGGCGGTTCTCGTCGCGATTCATTTTGTGCCCGTATGGAACCGACAGCGAAGGCCAGCGAAAAAGGTAGTCGCGCAAGGGCTTCAATGCAGCGATGGAATTGCCCCGGGTGGTAGTGCGTCGTACGAGCGTGTGGTAAAATCGGTAGTCAAACCGGCACCTAGGAGCAGCAATGGCAGAAAGAGACAAACTCAGAAAAGCCGATAGTGGGGCTGCCCGCGCCGGTATGAGCTTCGCTGGAACCGGCAGCGGTCTCGCTGGAACTGGTGCGGCCATGGCTCGACGTGGCATCGGTGGCGAAGGTCCTTCTCTTGGGGAAAGGGAAGGGGATTTCATGAGTGCGGCAGATTTATACAGCGCCCTGGAAAAAAATGGCAGAGCATCCGATAGGTATGATAGCTTATCGTTAGGCCTAAACAATGCGGATAAAAAATATCAGCTGTTGCATCGGCGAAGTTCAAAAGGAGTCGATGACGAAGACTTCGCAAATTACGACAACCCATACGCCGCTCAAAACGAGTTCGATTTCCGGCTCGCGAAAGCAAAGCAGGGGTATGCCAAAGGCGGTTCTGTGAGCATGAAAGAGTGCAGGGCGAACACCTTTTCCAAGAACAAAGCATCCCCTAATTGGTAATCTATGGCATATTCCGGAACCACTGGGACTACCGTAATCACAGTTCAAACGCTGATTGATCATGGTGCTCGGCGCTGCGGCAAACTGGCGGAAGAGCTGACTTCGGAGCAGGTGCTTTCCGCTCGTCAGTCGCTTTTCTTTCTCCTCTCGAATCTTATTAACATCGGCATCCAGTATTGGGCGATTGACAAGAAGGTCTATGGATTCAATCCTGACCGCTATATTTACGACCTTCCGTTGGGTGGCAACGACGTGCTCAATGCGCTCTACCGCTGGATGTCGCGCCCGAATGGGGCGTACACATCCTCCGCTGGCGGCACGGTGGCCAACGTCTACGACGGCGACGTCGATACGATCTGCACTCAAACGTCCACCAATGGCAACATCTCGGTTAACTTCGGACCTTCGAACCCGATATACATCGGCTCGATAGGGTTCCTCCCGGCCTCCTCTGGTACTTGGTCGGTCATCTTGGAATATTCAAGCGATGGTAGTAGCTGGAGCACTCTCGTGGACCTCGGAACGATCCCCGTCGTCGACAACGAATGGGTGTGGACCGATATCGACAATGGTCAGACCGTACCCTACTACCGCATTCGGGCGTACAACGGGACCACGCTGAGCCTCCGCGAGCTGTATTTCGGGAATAATTCGACCGAGATCACCATGTCTCGGCTAAATCGTGACGACTACACGAACCTGCCGAACAAGAATTTCACAGCCAATCAGCCGTTTCAATTCTGGTTCAACCGTACCGTTCCCCAATCGCAGATCTGGCTTTGGCCGACCCCGCAGAACGCGTTCTATCAGATGACGGTGTGGTACTCGCGGCAGATCATGGACGTCGGCGACCTTTACGGCGAGCTGGAAATACCTCAGCGCTGGTACGAGGCGGTGCTCATGATGCTTTCGCATCGTATGTCGCTAGAACTCCCCAATGTGCCTCTCGACCGAGTGACATATTTGGAGGGTCAAGCGGACAAGTACCTCACTCTTGCCGAGCAAGAAGAGCGCGACAAGTCGCCGATCTACTTCGCCCCGAACATCTCAGTGTACACTAACTGATATGCCCATATTTCTTGACACACGCGGCTTATCGGACATCGCTATCGCGATATGCGACCGGTGCAAGATGAAGCGTCCGCACGCGGTGATGAGGAATGACCCGAACTTCCCAGGGCTGCGAGTGTGCAACGAGGGGTGCGCGGATCAACTGGACCCGTATCGCTTACCAGCGCGCAAGACGGAGCGGATCACGATTCGGTTCCCCCGACCCGATGCGAACATCGACGCTGGTGATAACTACTTGATCGCCGGTGGTACGAATGAGTACCAGATCTCGACCGAGCAGAATACGCAGACGCCAACGCAGACGGGTAACAAGGATACGATAGCTCCCAATCCACCAGATAACACGAGCACATAATGTCGGCACAAGTAACTATTGGTCAATTACCTACGGCTGGCGCGATCACCGGATCGGAGCTTGTGCCTGTGGTCCAAAATGGGGTCACGGTACAGACCACCACAAGTGCAATTGCTGGGTCTCCAACGCAGACCTACACTTACCTGACGGTCACCCAGACCCCGCAGTTGGCAAACAGCCGCTACGTCGGGGTTACAAACGGCCTGTCCATCACCGATGGCGGTGCCCAAGGGCTGTTCAATATCAGCACCACAGGCGCTTTGCTGTCGCTGGTGAACTCCGGTACTGGCTTTCAGGTAAAAACCGACGCCACAACCCTTACGCCGCGTTCTATCGCCGTTTCCGGGACTGGCCTATCTATTTCTAATGGCAGCGGCGTGTCTGGTGACCCAACCATCTCGTTGACGGGCCAGATTTCCAACCTTGCAAACGCCAGCTTCAACGGCCTTGTCGTGCTTTCCACCGCTGCCGCGGTCACTTCGGCGACCATCACGGGCACATCA